AATTCATACTTGATTCCGTTAAGAATATGGAGTCAACAAGTAATAGTGGCGACTTATTACTGACTGAAGTTTATCAGCGTGTAGAAGCCATAAACGACAAATTAAATGAAATGGGAATAGGTGACGAGTAATGAGAGCTAATAAAATTGTGGGTTTATATTGTGCTGTATCAATGTTGTTGCTTGTTCATTGCGCCTATTTAGTTGTTTTTACTAACTCGCTAGTTGAGGGCTTTTTAGTTTTGGAGCTGGTTTGTGCAGTAGGTTTTCAATGCTTAGCCCTGTATGTGTGGGGATTTAAGAAATGATATTAACTAAGCAAGAGAGCAAGATTATGATGTCGTTCGATCCAGTAATGTTAACTGCTTATTTAAATATAAATACTGAAGTTAATGCAATCGGTGGGCTTATAAGTAAAGGGTTAATTGTCTGTGGAGAGCCGTTAGATGGTAATCAGTCCTTTGCTAGTTTTTATTTAACTGGCGAAGGTATTATGTATTTTGATGGAAGAATTCCGTATAAAATAGAGGGAGAGGGTAATGAGCAAACTAAATGAAATTATAGACCTGGATAATGATTTAGTTCGATTAAACAAAAAAGAAAAGAAGTTATTTAAACAATTTAAAATTGGTAATGTTGCAATAATAAATGATTTGGACGCGCAAGAATTAGGAACGTTAAATAATAAAGGTCTTATCGTTCGGTTTCTTCCCGACAATGAAAACCTATACACACTAACAAGTGCAGGTACGTTGCAAAAAGAAATGATGCTGGGTAAACGAAGAATGTTAAATGGTCTTGATAGTATTGATTCGAACGAGCACGAACACATAAAAGAGTTATCGTTTAATTCCGAGGGAATTCCAAGACGTATGACTGATATCGTAGACACTATTAATGAGTTAGTAAGACGAGAGAATTCAAGGACTGGAAATGAATGATCTAAGACAATATCCAAGGCAAGGAAGAATAATCTCAGGCGGCTTAGGTGATCCAAGACAATCATCATTAGGAGAGTTATGCATTAATCGAGGCCAGCCTTTCGGTAACTATAGGGGAATGTTTGGCGGCTTAGGTGTTCAAGGTTGTGGTCAGCAAGCATTACAATCTAATATGCAGAATCAAGCAATGCAGGCCCAGGATAATCTTCAGGATCATTTACTTGGTGCGAGAATTTCAGGGTTGCTTGGTGTTCCTTATACTCCGAAGCCTGAACTGCCCAAAGATTACAATGATATGGATTATAAGCAATTCAATACATTGTATGGTTATGATCATGAATTCTTTGTAAAGATCGCAATAAAATGTCATATAGCTAATCTGAATATGAAGGTATCCGATTACATGCGACAGAACCACCCAATGACTCATGAGCCTAAGCATGTAGATAATGCTGAATATATTGTGAGTAAGATACAGCTTAAGAATGAGTACATACCTGTTAAATATGATAAGTATAGATCCTTCTTTGGGCTAGATATCAGCTACAGACTATGCATGTTAATCATAAAATGGAGTAATAAATAATGAAAAAGTTTCTGTTAGAAATTAGTGAAGAGGTGGCGAAAGGCCTTATAGATTGCATAGATGTTGCTGAATGTGAGTATCAAGCTACTGATAAAGACCATGAGTTTAAGAGAAAGCTGATTGAAGCTTTTGATATAGAATATGATTTTGATGATTGACAAATAAAAACTTTATGTTACTATCCAGCCTATGCGGAATAGGAAACTTTTCCGACAAGAAGGTTCCTAGGCTACCTATAGCCGACCAGTCCACCTTCTTTCCGCTTATCGATTTAAAGGTGAATGGTCAAAAATAGGCGATAAAAAAGAGATTGGATATTGAACAAAACAAAATAGATATATCCTAAAAGTTTATGCCCTTTCTTGTAGTGTGACGGGTCAACAACGGCAACACTTTAAAATTGCGTGTACGAATTAGGGCTATCTTTGGATGATTACCGCTTAAGACGGCGGCAAAACAGCAGAATGGTAAGACAAATCAAGGCTTGAAACATGCCTGCACTATGCCCCTTTAATCCGTGCTTAAATGTTTAGCTGATAATCATATTGTTTAAAGTAAAAGTATTACCCCCGAGAATGGTTAACCTTACCCCCCGTCTATATGATTTCTATTATATAAAATTAATAAGGTTATTATATGGCTAGGAAAAAGAATAAATATAAACCTACTCAAGAAGAGAGTTTATTGATTGAATTGAAGAATATTATTGTCAAGAAATCATCATCCAATGATCAAAAGGAAAAAGCTCAATCATTGGTTAGATGGTATATTGCAAACCATTTTTTTACTCCTTCACAAATAAGGCTAGGTAAAGCGTTAACAGTAAAAGTATAGTAAATATACTACATAACAATAAATACACTGTGATAATATAATTGCCTACAGTCTAATAACTAAGACATTTTTAAATATGGGCAATGCCTGTAAACTTATCCCAGTGTGAACCAAACAAAACCCGCCTTAAACCAGCGGGTTTTTTATTGTCTAAATGTCTTGTAATGTTGGGAGATTAATACCAAGCTCACTAGCTGCGTGAATTTGTATTTTATCTAAATAATCAGTAAACGTCTTTGTATTACAATCCCTGGTACTTCCTGCAATTGTTCTACCCATCACCTCCTTTCTGATTAAAAACATATCTTTGTATATTTCGTGTACATCCTCCCTATGATAGCCCAGCTCATTCCCTATAACGTCCAGCCATCTCCAGTACAGCTTGTTTTGACTAAGTGACCTCTTAGTACTAACTTTCTTTATTTCGACCGTGTACCCGTTCTCAAGCCCCTGTATTGCATCAATCGCTTTGCCTCGGTCAATGCAGTTGAAAATATATAGTTTCATTGTTTAATCACCAGTCATAATCATTAATATCACCACAGCGTACAGCGGCTCGCTTCTTTTCTGTCATGACAGGTGCGTATCCTGCCTGCTGTTGCATAGGTTTGTGGTCAGGAACTAACCATTCGTCTTGAAAGTGCAGGTTAGGGCCAAGGAATGAGCTTAGTTGTTTGACGTATGGGCCGCCTGTGGAGCCTGTAGCGTCGCAATATGCGTTATAAGCAATTAAGCCATTAACTATATCAAGTCTGCAATGATTATCCTTTAGACGAGCTGTGAGAGCCTTTCTAGCCTGTTGTTTGTTGTTTCCACCGGATCTGGTTGGTTTACAAAGCCACAACCCTTCGAAGTAGTCATCAAAGCTCATGCTGTCTAAATTGTCTTTTGTTAGTTCATCACTTCGCTCTGTTTGATCGGTGGGGGAAATGGGAATAATTACAGATATTTCATTTTTTATATTATTTTTTATATTTATATCTGTGTTTGTATCTGTGTTTATATCTGGTATAGGTGGGACAGTTTTGTCTAATGCATTGGACGGTTTTGTCCTTTGCATTGGACAGTTTTGACTAATGGCCTGATTCGCGGCATTCTGGGTAAGGGATTGCTCACATTCGACTACTTCGTGGGCAATTGCGTACTCAGGCATAGAATACCAGCGTGTCCGGTCATAGCCAGCTTTATTGTAATTAGCGACCATTAAATGCTCGTCTTTTACCATCTCTGTTAGCAGTCTTTGAATCTTTTTTTCGCTAAAATAAGGGAACAGTTTTTTGAATGCTGATGCACTGTTAAACGTCCACACATAACCGTCATGTATATTCTTTTTGTTGGCCAAATTATGGTCAAGCCAATGTCTGATATTATGTAAAACAATTGCTTTATATACGCCCTTGTCTTTTGCTTCATTCACACAAAAGCTGTGGAATTTACTCATAATTCCACCTCCAGTTTTGTGTAGTTCGTACATGTTTGAATTCTGGCATTGTGTACCAATTTTCAAGCTCCCAAAGCTCTATCTGATAATTGCCAACAATTAATAATTCGTCGTCAACTAGCTCTCCAACTGTGTTTCTTAGTTCCTCAAGTGACATATACTTAAATGATCTGTGTAGGTGCTTTTCTTGAATGGGGTGCCAGTAATATCCATCTGCAAAAAACATCTGGCCCCGCTTACTTGCATCTAACCACGCCCTAAACTGACACAGTATTGCCGACTTATTGATTCCTAGCAGCTTTGCTTCGCTAGGCTTTACACGTCCAACCATCTCCATAATAAATTCCTTTTAACATAAACGTTGTGTGTATATTTATACTTGGATGTATTTATTTTTTTATAAGTTGTTCTGGTTTTCTTATGTATTGCATTTAGATTAAATCGTTGTTAATCTAGGTTTATCGTAGCATAACGATATCATAACGGAATGTAGGAGATTGGCTATGGAATTGTTAAAAGTTGAAAAAAAATTAATAAAAATTATAAAAAGCTGTTCTACTAATAATCATATAGATTGCGCAAGGGTTTGTGTTGATAACGCAAAAAGAGGTAATTATCTTACAAAAGAGATGGAGCATAGAGTTGAGGTTAATTTTCATCATAGAAAAATTAAAATAATGGGGGAGTGTTATGCATTTTAAAAGCGAGGACTTGGCAGATATGTCTTTAGTTGATTTGGGGGCACTGTTACACGAATTAAAAAACGGAGTAATTAAAAGCGGCTCTGTTGTTGTTGAGCACGCTATAGACAAGCGCATAAGAGAGCTTCAATCTGAAAGTAACTTAGACGCTCAAACGAATATTGATTATTTATTTAATTCCATTAAATTAAATACAATTCCCTTGAATTAAATTTAATTTAATGCTACATTTTAAATATAGTCACCGAGGGGATGCATAAAGTATGACAGATTCGAGCGCATCTTTTAAGGGGCTTATTAACCTCGGTGACTATATCTATTAAAAAAAGGGGAATGGGTGATGATTGACTTTGATGAATTAAAAAAACAATTAATTATTGACGAAGGGTGCAGCTATAAAGTTTATGAGGATAGTATGGGGTATAGCACGATAGGAATAGGGCATATTGTAGTTCCTTCTGACGGCATCCCTCTTGATGCGGTTGTTACTCCTGTGTTTGTCGAAGCGCTTTACAATGAAGATATTGTTCAAGCTGAGGATGATTGTGAAGCAATATTTAATAACTGGGATTATCTTCCGAAAAGAGTTAAGCATGTTTTAATAAACATGGCATTTAATCTAGGTCGAACTAGATTGAGTAAATTTAAAAGAATGATTGCGGCAGTTCACACTTGCAATTTCAGGCGTGCGGCTATGGAAATGCTTCTATCAAAATGGTATAGACAGACAGGTAAGAGAGCGGCTAGGCTTGCTACTGAGATGTTTGCAGAAGGTGAGGCGACAGTACACGGTATTTTTGAAAACAAACTTCATTCAGTTTAGGTGAATAAAATGGATAAGCCGGAAATGCAAGCAAGGATAGAGCAGTTGGAAGCAGAGCTTAAGTGTGTAGAGGACTTAAACGCTTTACAGTTTGAAACAATCATTGATCTGAATATAGAGAACATAACTTTGAATGATAAAGTTGTTGACCTGCAAAACTCATTGTTTTTAGGAACTCAAGAACAGGTAAGCTAAAGGGATTGATTATGAAAGAATTTCCGAGGGAATTGCAGGCAGAATTAAATGGGTTGATTATGCGTGCAGGTAGTGATTATCAAGCTGAGAAGGTTTTAGGGACAATACTTTTCGGCAACTCTCCAACGAGAGAGACAATAGGACGCTATAGAAGAGGCGAGGGCAATATTACTTCCGCTGCAATGATATGTTGCATACTGAGAACTCATTATAAAGAAAAGGATGCTATGCAATGAGTGACATACAATTAGTTTATGCAGTTATGGCTGTTTGTGTTGGTGGTGTACTTTGGATAATGCTTTGTATTGCAGCTTCGTTTGATAAGTTAAGTGAAGAGTGTAATAGATTGAGCCGAGAGATAACGCGAATCAATAAGTATAATGGCGTTCAATATGAGCGACGTTATAAAATGGAGCAAGTTCTAAAAGACTTAAAGGAGGTGATTATTGAAGATGCTTAAGGCGATTGCTTTAGCTGTCGTGGTATCAGTAATAATATTGTTTTTTAAATAGTAAATTTTGTTTAACTAAAAAGGATAGAGGGACGTATGATGATTAAAACAATAGTAATGGCAGTAACAATAATAGCGGCATCACAGCTACCAAAGCAATGCGATTGGAAAAAGTTTCCAATTAAAAAGGCATCTGCTGCCGGTGTTGAAAGCGTTGAGGCGGTTGCTAAAGTTGAAGAGAAGCTTATTAAGTATAAGCATACTGAAGAAAAGGTTTAGTTTATGCGAGTCATAAAAAAACTAAGAATAGGCTGTGCAAAGCCCATTCATAGGTAAGCAGTACTTCAAATAAAACGGGCCTTAATTGGCCCTTTTCATTATTGTGATAAATATAATATAGGATAATTTGGTATGAGTACAGACAAAGAGTTTTTGCAAGAGGTTTTAGATTGCTGGGTTTTAAATAATGAGGATGAATCTATTAATAGACTTGAATCTATTATAGCTATTATGCCTGGTTATATTGCTGATGCCGTCGTATTAAATAAAAAAATAGAGGGCTTAGAGTGCGGAATCTCAAAGAATCTTGAGATTATAAAATTAAAGAATAGGCATATACAAGAGCTGAATCAATACATTGATTCAGGTGAGGGTGTTAATGTAATTGATCAAAACTTGATTGATTGTGAGCGCTCTATAAGTCTGCTTAAAGAAGGGATACAGTCAAGAGACAATAAAATATCAATTCTTGAAAAGAAAGTTGAGGAACTTGAAGACGAGTTGCAATTTAAACGCATAGCGCTACATGAATCAAATAGAGACTACAGAGAGTATTTTAGAGCAATAAAAAACAATATAGAAGAGCCTGAGCCGGTAGAGACTGTGCTAACTGTAGAGCGTATAAGAGACTGTTTACAAGAAAGGCTACTTGAGGAAGTGGAGCATACCGAGGATGATCACTTGATGTCTCAACTTGCCTGTAATTTACTTAAATTGAGCGATTTAGTCAAAGACTATCAGGACCACAATACATAAATAATAAGCTATCTCACTAATCAGCTTTACATTAAATGTAATTTAATCTATATTATTAATATGTGAACTGCATCACATTATTAAAAAAGGAAATATGATATGAGTAAGTTTTTTGAGCATATTTTAGTTGGTATGACTGACAATAATAGCTTGAATGGGGCTAAATATTCAGATTGGCTTGATGCATCTGACGCTCTTGAGTTTTACGGTGATTCATTTAACTTTGAGAATGATCCGCTTGAAGAGGGCGAGGAATTCAAAGTTTATAAAGCTGTAAACATGGTTATTGCAAGCAACGGTCAAAGCATTAACGAAGCAAGAGAGATGTTTAAATAACTTATTAAACAAGGGAGTTTAAAATGATTGATTTGTTAATAGAAGTACAAATACATCTTGTTGCAACATTGTCAGTAATGGGATACGTACTTTGCTGCATACAAGAGAAAGTTGAGAAGATAAACAAAATAAAAGAAACAAAATAAAAGAAAACACACACAACGTAAAACAAAATAAAGGAAATACAAATGGATATTGAAATGGATTTAGTAGCAACAACGGAAGATACAAAAAAAAATCTAACTGGCGGGGTTAAGCCTTGTGTAACTCATGACAACTGGTTTAAAGCTGTAGAGCATACACCTGTTGTTGGTGAATATGTATGGGTATATAGCAAAGAATACGGCTTGCTAGCAGCAATACAATGGAGGCAAGAGGATGAGGACACAGCAGATAAAGAGGGCGTGCTGTGGCATCCTGTAGATGCTCCTAAGCTTCCTGAATTTGACGAGTTTTACAGCAAATAATATGAATCAAGCTAAAGAAAAAAAATGGTTAGGTATGGTCACTGAGTACGGTTGTGTTGTAACTGGGCGAAGTGACCTGCAGCGCCACCACGTTGTAGGTAGGTCATATAAACACAATAAGGTACATATAGGTAGAGTGTTTGTGTTACCTCTTTGTGTTGATCTACACGACGTACACAGCAACAATCCTTTGAATGTTACGCATTTCAGACACAGGTTTACTGATGAATATGGTATGCAAAGAGATCTTTTCAAAAAAATGACAGATCAAATGATTGAGGACGGTTATATACTGCCATTCGATTTGAGTTTGATTGATGTAATTATGGATACTAAATACTAATGAAAGTATTAGACTTGTTTAGCGGTATTGGCGGCTTTAGCTTAGGTCTTGAAAGGGCAGGAATGAAGACTGTAGCTTTCTGCGAATTTAATCCGAAGTGCCAAAAAGTATTATCTAAACATTGGCCGAATGTGCATATACATGATGATATTAGGGGGTTGGATGGAACACAGTACAGAGGAACAATTGATGTTGTTTGCGGGGGATTCCCTTGCCAAGACTTGTCACAAGCGGGGGGGCAGGCAGGATTTAAGGGTGAGCGATCCAGTCTATACAGGGAGATGCTTAGAGTTATTAGCGAGTGTGGACCACAGTACGCAATCTTTGAAAACGTCCCAGGTTTGCTTGCTGGAGAATCAGGGCGATGGTTTGCTAAGTTTCTCTATGACTTGGCCGAGATCGGGTATGATGCTCAATGGCACTGCATACCAGCTAGCTACGTTGGCGCACCTCACCAAAGGGACCGAGTGTGGATTATTGCCTACCCCAAGAGCATCAATGAGCTGCAAGATCACAAGAAACAGGCTGAGAGACAAAAACAGGAACCTGGAGAAAGCTTTAGCCGAGCTAGTGTATCAAGAGGGCGTGATTCTTCCGACCCCAACGGTAAGCGATGCGAGAGGATCGCCAAAATCGCGGAATGTATTAAACAACAAGTCGAATTTATGCGAGGTTCTGAGAACGAAAAAAGAAGATTCAATTTATCCGAACCCATTCTTTGTGGAGCAGATGATGGGGTTTCCGGTAGGCTGGACAGACTTAGAGGATTAGGTAACGCAGTGGTACCACAAATACCCGAGGCGATTGGTAGAGCAATAATGAATATTAAGGATTAAATATGGATAACGTGTAGGATTAACTCTAATGTAATATTAATAGCAATAAGGTATAATTAGCATGGGAAACAACGGAAAGGCAATACAAAAACAGATCATAAACGCACTAAGGAAAATGAACGATGAATCAGCAAGAGATAAACCTTCACAGAGCCATGATAACAGCTAAAGCAAATGGTTTTGGTTTTAGTTATGTATGGGACATATTTATGCGTAAGATTACAACGCCGCAAAATATTGAGAAGTTAGAAGCGGAGCTAGATGCTGCACAGGCGGTAATAGATAACGCTTAAAGGGTAAGGGGCTAGGGGAAATGAATAAGAAATATATTATAGACGGTTTGGCTGAAATACAGTTAAAGCTTAAAGAGAAAAACACAGATATGGAATACAAGCATGGTTTCATTGATTGCAAGATAGCTTGCATGCTGTCTTATCTTAGTGAATGTGATGGATACAATCCAGAAACAAGACCTATATCTACAGATGAACTATACAGAACTAGTGAATATTCCGCTGGTGTAAATGCTGAAAATAAAGAACCTGAAACATCTATTCCGCATCTATTGTTTAAATGGGAGAAGGAAGAACTAGATTTCAGATGCGGAGAAGAGCTAACACTACTAAGGGAAGTTGCTAAAAATGTGGACGTGTATTTTGATA